TTATTCATCTTTCTTAAATTTTAATGCGTTCCTATTTTTATATTTTTCTTTGGTATCTTTCAAAACGTCTTTACTTAATTGCTTTAACATTTCAGTTTTTTCAATATCCGAAGCTCTTTTGTACGCGCTTGTATTCAGAAGTTTTTTACGTTGTTTTTCAACTTCTTTCCGATAATCGTCGTAATATTTTTTGTATTCCGAATATGTCATTTCCCAAGTGTATGATTGCTTATTTTTTGTTTTAGTTATAGTTGACTTTGGCAAGCTGTCTACATAACCATTATCGGAGGTTAATAAGCCATTACTAAAAGAATTAACAATCCCCTTGTCTGTATCGGTAATTGCTGAACCTGTTGCTTTTATATCTGTTATAAGTTCTTTACGTGCAGTTCTTTGCTCATCCTCCGACAGTCTTTTTATCGCTTTGTTTGCTTGTGTAATATACGCCGCCTTTGTAGCGTACTTTTCGTATAAGCAAGCGTTTTGAGGTGTCGGCTCATTTTGATACTTCTTTTGCATTTTATCTCTTTGTTCGTACACACGATTAAATACATCTGTTGAATATACACTATCCGCACTGAAAGACGTTCCGTATAGGTTAGACGGATTGAAGCCGTCAGCAGTAACCGACCTATTGAGCTTACCGATAATACCGGTATAATTATCAATTAAGTGGTCTATTTTCATCGGCGACCAGTTAAATGTCTGACCTATTGACTTTGCCAATAAAGAAGTTTTTTGGTTGTATTGCTCCTTGTTTGGCTCGTCCTCAAGTGCCGAACTTACTATCGGCGTACCTTTAAAGTCTTTATTAACCATATTATCAACAATTCCGCCTAATATTGTACCTCCTGCAGCTTGATGTACACCTTCTTCAATTCCTCCTTCTGCAATACCGGTAACAGGCAACCACGCAGGTAATGTTGTATCACCGATGTATTGCCCAAATTGATAAAATGCTTCTTTGTCACCAAAAGCGTAATCGGCGGCTCTTTCTGCTGTTGTGTTTAGTATTGCCGCTTCTCTTGCTTTAGGTATTTTTATAAATTTTCCGTTACCTATAGATATGCAGTAAAAATTATTTTTTTGATACTGAGATAATTCTTCCCAACCATCTTCATCTGACGTCCTGTTCCAAAATTCCAATAGTGCAGTAGTTAAAATTGCACTGATTAGGTACCTAAGCATATGCTTTGCAATCTCTTTTTTACCACCGCTTGTGAATATGCGAGCTTGTTTATCCATACCTTGAACAGTCGCATTTGAAAATCTAAATATTTTATTTAGTTTTCTGCCGACATCACCGCTTCTATTGAAGTTGACGGTTATATCAGACGCGGCATAAATAGCTTGTTGATTATCGGCTCCCTTTTTCTTCATACCTTTAAATTCAGCCAGTCGCGGAATAGCTTCGGTAATTTCGTTGATTTTTGTAACGCATTCTATTGGGTGTAAGAATATTGCTTGTGCCAAACGCCTTGCAAGTCCTGCGTCTTTTGAGTTCACCTCGCGCAAAGTCTTTTTCAGTACATCAATATTATCGCTGAACATTGACATATGTCCGCCACCTGCAGCTTTATATTGTTTATAGTTGTCACTGTTTCTTATAACGTCCCATAAAGCTGACATATATGCACCTGTAAAAGTAATAGGATTATTATATGCTTTTGAATTTTTCATTGCAGTATCATAATCTCGTATTGCGTTCGTGGTAGCAAAAACCGGATTTAGTTGCGTTATCAGTGCATTTGTTATACCTAAAGTTCTTCCTGCAAAATTCATTATTTTTCCTGTTTGGACCGGTGTTAAATTTGTTATAGCATTAAACAGTGCCTTATCGTGTACCTGATAATATTTGTGCTTGCCTTTATTCAAATATGTAACTATTTGCTTTCCGGGTATAACTACAGGTGTATAACTTTCAACTTGTGTTCCGAATACGTCTTCAAAAACCTCTGTTAAGTTAAACAAATCGTTTTCGTCAAGACTTTCTGACATTCTGCCTAAGAATTCATCAGACAACTTTTCAATGTTGATTATATTCTTTACTTGGTCTGGTGGCACAGGTTCTATAAAATTAGCAAACCCCGGTACATTGTCCGCATACATACCCAATACCGCCATAACTCTGTTTCTTGTTCCGAACTTCACTTGCTTTTCTACATTTTTTATAATACTTTCAAGTGGGGATATGATTGTAGCACCACTACCTTTCGCAGTTTTTACAGGACTTTGCTGATTTGCAAAACTACTTTTAAATCCTGTTCTGTTCCTACCGGTGTCACGCATAAACGGCACGTAATGTGGGTACATTTTTTGTAGTTTGTTGTATGTAATAGCATCCATACCACCCATAGATACTACCCAATATTTTAACATATCTTGTTGGAACTTGTACAGATTTTCCGACGCTTCTTTAAATTCAGGGTGACTGTTTTCAAGATTTGCTATTTCTCTTTTTATTCGTTCAGAATTCTGCAAAGTATCATCGCTAAATACTCGTTTTAGCTTTGCGCCTTCTTGGGGTTCAATCCATTCTAAAGAGTGCTTTAATACTAAATATTTATCAAACAAATCTATATCTTTGTGTGATATATCTTTAATACAATCTATCAAACCTTTCCCACCTGTCAAATTGCCGTTTGGGTCTACCATTCCTTCTTTGAATATAGTAGACATAGTAGCGTCTACATTTTTAGAATTTATAGCTAAAATATATGCGTCCTTTTTTCCACTGAGAGTTCCCTTTACCTCTTTAACATAATCGGTAGCTTCTTTGATAGGTGCAAAACTATCAACCAACTTGGTGTATATTTCTTTCGATATTTCACTTGCCGTTGATTTGCTTCTCTTTTTTATCTCTTTGTTGTTGGTCATTGCCGCATCTACTTTGTCCATAAAGTCCGAATTATAATATTGCTGTGAATATTCCGATAATGTTTTCAAAGCTTGAGCGTCCTTTGGAGAAAGGGTCTCAATAAATTCTTTCGAAAATTTCGGTACTTCCTTTATTGTACTTTGCGGGTCTTTAACAAACTCTCTCACAAATTCAGCCACTGCCTCGTCCGGTACTTCACTTTTTTTATATTGCTTCATCAATGTTGGGCTTTTTCGTTGTGCAAAGTCGATTATCTCATCAATATTAGCTGATGAAGTAAAATCATATTCATCATCAAGCAAATGTCCTAATTCGTGAGTAGCTGTCGGTAAGTCATTTGCTATACGAAGTCTTACAGCTTTCGGAAGTTTCTTAAACTCACCTTTAGCTCTTGTCAGTGACAAATTTCCTTTTGAAATAGGTATATTGAACTTTTTTGAAATATACGAAACAATATCACCTAACTTTTTATTTTTTTGGTTCTTGCTACTTTGCTTCACGTCAGACGTCCAGCTGTCAAGATTATTAGCTTGTTTTGAATAACGTATGTCTGCATTGCTTTTATCTGATGTTTTTTTGTTGTCATCTTCGACGTTTTCAATCTGTTTTTCTTGTTCCGGTTTCTTTACTTCCCAACCGTTGCTGTCGTCACCTTTGCTATATCGTGTTTCCGTTCTGTCATAAGGTGAGTACTGTACAAGCTTATCTATGATATTTTCAGTATTGGTCTTTGTTGGTATAAAGAAACGTGTTTGAAACGAAATACGCTCAGAAAATACTCCTAATTTTTTTACGAAATCATAATCATCAAAGCGAGGTCCTGTTAATTCTATACGCTGTTCGTTTGCTACTCTGCTTTGCTTTAAACTCCAGCCGTTTTCAAGATAGACAATATCACCACTTTTAACGGTGTCTATAATGCTTGATACATCTACCTTATCTTTTATTCTGTTAGCTCCCAAACGTCTAAGGATTGAGTCTATAGCATTTTCAGATATAACACGACCTATAAGCACATCACCATTATCGGTAAGTATTCGATATACTTTAATATTTGTTTCGGGCAATTTATCCCATACCGGAAGCACAGCACCACTTATAAGATGTACATTTTCTTGACGATATTCAGGCATTTCTTCAAGCCTCTTGTTCCATAAAGCTTTAGCTGTTTCATTATCTATCTTGTTCCAACGTTGGCTTACTTGTTGTTCACTTAAATATACTGTCTTGCCATATTCCTGCCCTTCTGCCTTAAAACGACTTACAACATTGCCGTTGCTATCTGTTTTGTTTGCGATTTGAGTTATTGCTCTTACTCCTCCGTTTGATTTGTTCTGATAAAAGCCTTTAAACCTTGGACTATCGCTTTGTATATCACTAAATTCGTTCTTTTTTATTTTCTTATCTGCAACAAGGGAATAATACAAAGTTTCAGCACCGCTTAACTTATCTGTATGTACTGTTTTGGTTTCTTTGACCGATACTTTATCGGCTTTGTAGTTTTCCATACCTTTATCAAGCGTGCCGTTTTGCTCAGCCTCTGCTGTTGCCATTTTCAACTGACTGTCGAACTCATCAAAAACTTCGTTTTGTTCATCATATTCTAATGATAATATACGGTTAAGGAACTTGTTTATACTTGTCAAATCGTCGGAATTTTGATTAATCGAACCGTCCGAATTGTATACGTTAAGTCCTAATTTTGAAATAATTTCTTTTCCGTTGGTAATATCATTTATACCACCCTTAGCCAATGCGGTAATATAGCTTTTTAACACTGTTGCAGAAAAAGCATTTTCAAGGTTATCATCTTCCGAAAACATACCTTGACTGCCCGCTTGCCTTTGACCTTTCGTAAGCGAACCTAATTGAGCAAGTCTTTTTGCTATGGTTGAGATAAAGCGGCTTTGTCCTTTCAAATCGGTCGTTACAAGTTTGAATATAGGAGCTGATACTTGGTTACTTCTGTGTGAACGTCCAAAACCTTGTACCGCCGTTGACGCTTTCCAGCCTGCTTCAAGCAAATAATGTACACGTTGTTGTTGATTTTTAGCCGCTTTACTTGCGTGGTAGCTCTTTCCTGTACCACCTGCTTCTGAAAATATCATTATACGTTTTTTGCCATTTTGAAATGCTTCTACATCGGCACTTCTTGTATTGTTACTAAGTCTTTGCTGAACATTTTTTCCGTCAACATTAATTACTCGTGAACTTCTGCCGGTGTTTTCTGCAACTAAATCTGTTCCAAACGCATTGATAATCATATCTATAGGCGATGACGGTGCTTTCATACTACCTAATTGGTCTAACAATGTGTCACGCTTTCGGACTGCTTCTCTGTTTAATACAGGTTCGCCTTTACTGTTGTACACCGGTTTGCTTTTTACATTACCTTTTTCATCTTTATATTCCTCGTATTGTTGAACAGGGAATGATTTTTCAACGTATTCCATAAGCATCTGTTTAGGTGAAACATCATAATCATCAAGCGTCAATCCTTCTTCGTAAAGTCTTGCAAGTTCACGCTTACCTTGTGCTTCGTTTGTGCTTGTAAGTTGTATGATACACGATTTACCTTTAGCAAGCTGTTTTTCTATATCTTTAATAACACTCGGTGTTTGCATTGATACAAGAATTTGATTAAAAAATCTTTGGTTTGACGACCAAAACTTTCCGTAGACTTGTCCTCGTGCAGTGCCGTCTGATGATTGATGTGTTTCTTTTAACGCTTCATTCAAATTCTGAAATACTATTTGCCACGCTTTTGCTACAGTGTTGTACATTTTCTTTTGTTCTTTTGTTAATTTGTGGGTCAGTTTATCATATGTAACGTCTTCATAAGAAATGTTTCGTGACAGATAAACGCCTTCCATTTTTAAATCCTGTGCAAGCATTTCCATTGCAGAAATACCGCCGCCTTTTATTTGAGATATAAACTCTTTTTCATTTGGGAAAGCTGTACCTTCGCCCCAAAGTCCCAATCTTGTAGCATATTGCAAATTCTCAACTTCTGTTGCTCCCGTGGCTGACATATAGATAACCTTGGCTTTTGGCAACAATTTTTGAAGCTCTATACCGGCTAAAGCTGTCTCACTTGGTTTGGTTTTGCCTCTGTTTGTGACCTTTCCACCTGCATTAGACATCATATGTGCCTCATCAAAAGCAATCACACCGTCAAAGTCTTTTCCTAACCAACTAACGATTTTTTCAAAGTTTGAGTTTTCTTTATTCCACCCTTGCGACAGTTTATTGTATGTAAGATACAATATGGTATCATCCGACTTTAAACTGCTATCGGCTTTTTTACCGCCGTTGAATTCAACTACCATATCATTTCTGCCAAATACATCTTTAGTATAATCAAGGGTATCTTTTAATAAGTCGTGTCCTTTTGAAATCCAAACAGCCTTTTTTCTGCCTTGATTAAAATTATCAAGAATAATACCCGCCACTGTACGTCCTTTTCCAACACCTGTACCGTCACCGCAGAAAAATCCTCTTGTTTCGCCGTTCGGCAATGTTTGAGAGTGGCACTGCCCTGCTCTCGAAACAACTTCAAGTTGCGCACTTGACAAAGTACCTTCATCAATGAGTTTTTGGTCTATATGTGGTTTGTATGTTATATTCGGTGCTTTTACTGCGCTCATTGCCGCACTTTCGCTTAATTTTGCAGGGTGTGGCTTTGCATTTTTCACTTTTAAAGGTGCTACTTTGTATTCTTCAAAAACATTATCGGTCAGTTCTTTTTTCTTTAATCGTTGTACCCTGACACCGTTCTGTCTAAGTCCGCCATTCTTCTCGTTTCCGCCATATCCAGATTGAACACTATGTTCCACACTATCAGATTTATCAGTTCCTCCAGTGTCTTGCAGCTCATCATTTCCTCTTGGTTTTCTTCGTCCGTCAAGTCGTCGTTCATCATCCAATTCATTTGGCTTATCGGCTCTTTGGTTAACAGTGTTTCCACCACTTCCGTCATTTCGTAAAACTTTTGTCTCCACATCTCTGCGCTTTGGTACTCTTCCCTTATTTGAGGATTGTTCGGTATCAATTCCGCTACTTGTGTCAGATACAGTGCCGCCTCCGACACTACCTTTTGTTCTTGTTGTAGCAATTTCTTTGCGTGTTGTTGTAGTGGCTCTTTGTTCATTTGCTGAATAGTCAAGTATTGGTCGCTCATTTCTTATACCTCCTAAAATGCTTTGTAAATCGTGCAAATCTTCGACATAATCGGTTATAGTATTCTTGGTTGCACCGTTGTTGTCAATAACCATCATCTGAATGCCAAAATTTGTACCGTACTTATTAAAGTTCTTACCCGAAATACCTATGTTTGCAACAACGTTGTATTTCTTTTTTATGTCATTCCACCAATTTCTAAACGCAGGTGCATCATCAGCCATTGTTTTACCTGTTATAGCTACAAGTCTACCATCAGTCTTTAACATTTTAAGTGCTTCTTCTATGTGCTTTGCACCTATTTTAGCACCTTTCATATTTCTTGTGGTTGACGACGAAAACGGAGGGTTCATAACAACAACAGAAGGTTCAATATCTCCGCCTAATATATTGTTTATCTGTTCCGCGTCCTCACTGTAGAAATCATCAAACGGCATATTTTTAAGTATTGCCATTCTTCTTGGGTCAAGTTCGTTTACAATTACCTTTGCACCACTCTTTTTTGCAAATGTAGCAATACCTCCGATACCTGCCGACGGTTCAAGCATTATATCATTTGAATTGATATTAGCTGCATAGTTTGCTAAATATGCAAGCGTTGGAGGTGTAGAGAATTGCTGATAATTGTCCATTCCCTCTGTGCGTTTTGTTTGAGTTGGTATTTTATCGATTATTTCAAACATTTTATCAAGTGTAGGTTCTTCTTTCATATTTAAAATATATTGATTTATACCCAACTCCATTGCGTCATATGCGTCTTTGACTGTGAATGTATTATCGGCTAATGAGCCGTCATATATTTCGCCTGTTTTCTTGAATAACGTATCGCTCGTGAATTTTTCGCCTTTTTGCAATTTTTCTTCTACAAAATTTGCGACTTGTTGCGATATGCCATTTTCTTTACCTCCGTTTTTTTGATTATCTGCTTTTTTTATTCCTACTTGATTTGTATCTGTGTTCATCCTAAAAATTTGTTTGTCATCAAAAACGATATAGCTTTTTCCGCTTATAGCTTCAATCTCGTTATTGTACACAATACCGTCGTACCCTTTATTTTTTAGAATTTCTCTAAGTTTGGAATTTTTTAATTCTAAATCTGCAATATTGAGTATTTTTAACCCGTCTTCGGACGATATAATTCCTTGTTTATCTAAATCAGCCACCACTTGGTCTGCATTCCAATTCCAAAAATCTTTATCAATGTAAATAGGGTTTGTTATATTGAGATATGCTTTAATATATATTGGATTTGTTATCCCCTTATCTTTCACACGCCGAATTGCTTGAGAATAACTGCCAAAATGTATACCGATATCACCACATTTAAACTCATTAAACTTTGAACCGGTTCCGTGATATAATGGAATTAATTGACCATGTTTGTTTTTTACAATGCTGTTCTTGGTGCCTTTCGTTATATATAACGGTAGCTTTTTTCCTGTTATGTCTGTTATAGGGTCAATATATTTATTAAAGTATTCTGCAATATTATCATTGAAAATCACTCTAAGTTCATTTTGTGAATCGGTAAGCATATCATATGTTACCATTTCTCTAAAATCATATCCTTCGTCCCAACGGCTGTCATTTTCATACTTTTTATAAAGATTTTTATTTTTATCAGCTGATATTTCATTGGCTACAAACCATGATAATTTTTTAAACGAATCAAGTTCTGCTACTTCTTGAATTTTGCGTTTTTCAAGAACTGTACATCCTTTTTCGTCAATCCGTGATAATCCGCCTGAGATATTATTGTCGCTATTTCGTCTTTGAAAAATCTCTCTTGCCTCGATTCCGGTCTTGCTTTTGTCAATTCTGTTACTATCCTCAAGTATCTTTCTGCTTTTGTCAATGTCATCATCTTTCACCTCATTAATATTTTTTGAATTATCTGCTTTTGAAATTATCTTGTAATCGTGTGTTTGCTTAAAGTTTTCCATAGTGCCAATATGAGAGAATGTCTGTTTGCTGTCACTCTTATCAAGGTTTTTAAAACTCATATTTAAGCCTGTTTGTGTAACTTCCCATTGCCTGCCATCATACTCGATTACATCGCCGATTTCCAAGTCAGGTTTCTCTTTTATTGTATCATTTTCGGATTGGCTGTTCAATACAGTTTTATTGTTTTCTGAAACGTTTTCTTCGTCGCTTTCTGTATTATTATTTGTTGATTGACTATCTTTGACATTTTCGTCTGCTTGTACATCATCTGTTTCCTTTAAAGTCCCTGTTGTTTTAAAGAAATCATTAAATGCATCAAAAACTTCTTCTGTTGGTTCAGCTTTGAAAATAAAACCAGGTATCGATTTACCATCAGGTGTTTTTGCGTATCTTGAATAATAGCCGCCGACTTCCTTTACTTTAGCGTTTAATTTCTTATATTCATCTGCTGAAATCTTATCCTTTAATTCAACAACCCATAAATCCTCACCTGTTTTTGTATGTTGTGTTTTTATGACACTACACTTGTCAGCAAGTGGCTCGTTATTTACGGCTTCTGAGTTATTCTGCACATCATTGTTTGGTACGTCGTTGTTTAAATTATCTATCATACCACTTTTTGATTTTTGGTATTCTTCGTGTATTTCTCTCAACCATTTTGTTTGTGAAGAACGGCTTTCGTTGTCAATCCATTCCGAACTGTCCGTTTTAGTTTGGAAAATATAATTCAGAAAATCAAATTCTTCGGGCGTTTTTGCTCTATGTACCCACTTATCGTAGAAATCTTTTCTTATAGCTTCTGCCCAATTAATTTGTTTTTGTGAACCTGTCAGCGGTGCAAGCGTAACCTTTGATGTAGCGTTATCATCAGATACGCTCTCGGTATGCTGTTCCTTTTGCTCTATTTCTGTCGTTTGAGCTGTGTTATCATTTGTTTGGACTGTGTTATCATTCTCTGTGACACTATTGTTGTTTTGAGGCTCATTACTTTGAACATCATCTGCGGTATATTTATCCTCAATATCACTTTGTATATTCTTTATCACGTTCATAAAAGAATTAACATCACCGCCGACTGCAATTTCGCCGTTTTCGGTTTTGTATAAATAAAGCCGATATTTCTTTGTGCTTTTTTCTGCTTCAATCACAAATTTGTCAGCTTGTTGTCTGTCAGGTACAACTGCTACCGCTTTTCCTATCGGTAAATATGTAATGATTATATCGCCTTTTGAATTTGCATGCATTCCAAAATGACCGTATGTAATACCGTCTTTTAATTGATATTTGCCGTTTTTAATTTTAACTTTGAATGCGTTGTTTACAAATTCTTGTTTATAGTCTATGTCTTGTTTAACTACAAAGTCGCCGCCAAACGGCTCAAATAAACCAAAAGTATTGCTATCATACAGCTTATTATTTTCGGTTTCAACCTCGTTTTTGCCCTCTAAAACATATGTCATTACCCTTGAGAAAATATCTACAGTGAGTTGTTGCACCACGTCGCTATATTCTTGTCGTGTAAGAGAACGCTTTTTTGGTTTTAGTCGTTCTATTGCATTTTGTATTGTTTGAAGTTGGTCAGCAGGATGTGTTTGCACCTCACTGTTAAAATATTGAGGGAACATATTAGATAACTCTCCGTAAAAACTGTCTACCGGTATTCCGTCATTAGTCAAACGCAATGTACCGAAATTATTTTTACGGAAGTCGTTAAAACTGTCCGAACCCATTAAGTCAGATTTATCTTGGTCTGATATTTTCAAAGGTGTATTGTACACCCAACTGCGTAATCGCTTATATTCTTCTTCGTTAGTTGTTTCATCTTCTACCTCTATGTTATCTGCCACGTCACTTGCAATGTTTTCAGCCATTTCCCACGCTGTATTAGAGGTGTCGTTATTTAAAATCCCATTATTATTATCTATGCCGTTTTGCATAGCGTTATAAAGGTCTGATACTTTATTGTCAAGTTCTGAAAGCTGTATTTTTGAGTTATAATTCTTTATGCTTTCTCTTGCAATCTGCTTTAATACTTTACTCGACTTTGTTTTAGAAGGTCTTTCAAGCGTTCTTATCGGTCCTTCTACCGTATCGCTTGAAGCTTGACTATCTGTTAAATTTTCTGTTATATTAAGTGATGAATAATCGCCATTTTCTATATCTTGCACTTGTGCATTTAAAACTTCGTTTGCACCATATACATTGTTATGTAGATTGGCGTTTTTCTTTATTCCCTCTCTTAAAACATCTTTAAAATTTCTGACTACAGTTTGAAATTCTCTGTTTCCGTCAAGTACACTGTTTCCGGTAAGAGTTTTATTTACAAGTTCGTCGGCAAGGTTATCTGTTTCTTGTGATAAAACTGTGTAACTACGTCCGTTTTTCTCTGACATAGCTTGCACAAAATCATTCGCATAGTTGCTTACATAGTTTCTGTCAAAAAGATTATCATTGTTCGACATAAACTTTGTATTTGCCTCTTGTATACCTGTTGCACTTTCAGATACATTTAAGCCGACTTTATTCATTGCATTATGTACTTCCTCTGTAACTCGATTTACAGACGGTTGTACACCGTTTTCTTGTGTGTCGTTAAATACAGTGTCAGTTGTAGTTGGTGTATCTGCGCTATTAACGCCGTCTACTGTATCATTAATAATTGAATTATCGGTGTTAATTTCGGAAGCTGATACATCATTCTGTTGTTTTTGTTTTTCGTTAAACTGTTGTACTTGATTAAGCTTGCTTTCGTCAGCTTGATTTAGTATAAATTTGAATTGTTTTACTGCATAATCAAAATCACTGTTACCGTCAAGTTTACTTTCCCCTGTAAGTATCTTTTGAGTTAATTCATCAGCAATATTGTTGTCAAGAAAATCACGATTCGGATAATTGTCACTCTTTTGAGCAACCTCAACAAAACTATTCGCGTATCGTCTGACAAAATCCTTATTATACCCTTGCGGATTGTTTTCTGCGACAACATCAGCTTTGCTTACACTGTCTTGAACTTCTTTCGGTAACTTATCTGTTTTTTGTACTTCAACATCATTTGTCTTGACGCTTATAGGCGTTTGTTCTTGAACGGTTTGTATCGGTTCTACTTCTGATGTTTTCGGTACATTTTGTATCGAATTTTTGTTTTGTAGTGTTGAATTTGCATTATTTATGTTTGTAGGCTCTTTTGTGATATTGTCCACATTCCCTACATTTGATGTTTCCGATTTTTTTTCTGCATCATAAGGAATTGAATCGGCTCTATCATAAATTTCTTTTGCCCTGCTTTTGATAGTTCTCAAGTCTTCTTGCATACTTCTTACACGCGCATCTTCACCGACAAAACGAGCTTTTTTTAATACAGTATTTTTTACCGACACGCTTTCTCCACCTGTTAAGTATTTCGTAACCGTATCTGATGGAGCGTCGTTTTTTAATTCAAATTCTTCGCCGTTAAGATACTTAATCATCGAATCAGAATAATTCATAACATTTTTGGCAAATTGTTTGACACTTACTTTGTCGTTTTTATTGGCTGAATGTGCCATACCTTCGTAATCTTTAATCATTTCATCGTTTAAAACATCTAAAACTTCTTTACTTGATTGTTTGATTGCGCCCACATTTAAAGCCGTTGTAATTGCTGCGAAAGCAAAAGTAACCCCCATATTTTTAGCAATATCCAGAGCTGTCGGTCTTTCTTCTTTTGGGTATAAAAAATACGTAGCTGCACTGTCCGCACCCGCAAATGTCACTGACGCCGCTACGTTTCTTGCCATTTCGGGTATAAATTTATGTTGTAGTTGCCTTTTAAACAGAATGTTTTCGCCAAATTCACCTACAAGCGAACTTGCCGCACCCCCCAAACTTCCTCCAACAGCACCTATTCCTGCTTGCTTCGCAATGGTTTTGGCATCACCTCCGCCACCTGCTATGTTAGCCGCATTTATAAATCCACTTGTAATTCCGTCTGTAATTCCGTTTTTCACAGTGTTTTGTAACCACTGTGGCTTGTTTGCTAACCATTTTACTGAACCGACCGCTTTTGAAGCTACTTTTCTTGTTGTCAACCATTTAGCCAATTCACCAGCACTGTATCCTACTGTATTCGCTATCGGATGTTCTTCTTTGACTTTTTCTTCTTCGTCCGTCACTTTTGTCTTATATTTGTTCTTTAATACTTGTGCATAAGGACTGTTTTGGGCATTAATATCTTTTTGGTCTGCCCATTCTTCTAAACGTGGAAAAGTGTTGAAAGTTACAGAGTTTCTTATTCCTGTACCGAAAGATTTTGCAGTATCATACTCTTCACTCTCAAGCTCTTTTCTTCGTTGATTAAATTGTAACAAATATCTAAGGTTTTTTTCTTCTTTTTTATCTTCTTCTGAATTTTTTGTGCCCATTATAGGATTTTCAGAAATACCCGCTTGTTCTTGGTGCACAAATTTAAAGCCGTGAGAAGTAGCCCAATCATAATAATCTTGTTGGCTGAAATCTTCCAGTTCTTTGCCGTACTTCTCTTTGAACTTATTTATTGTTTCATTTTCAAATTTTTGCTTATTCTCTTGGTATTTCGGCATTGTTTCAAAAGTAGATTTGCTTGTTTCTTCGAAAAGATTATTGCCCTTTTCTTTGTGCCGTGTTTTGCTTTTTTGTTCAGAGGGTACACTTTTTGGAGTGTACCCTCTTTTAACTAAAATATCCTGCAATGATTTCAAATTACTTTTTAAATCGGTATTTTCTCTTGCTGTTGATGCAGATTTATTATATCCTCTTTGTGACATAATATTTTGTAATGATTTTAATTTCTCTTGCATATTACTCATATTTTAAGCTCCTCTTTGGTTATAATTATTTTATTAAAGAACCTGCATTATAAATATCATCATCGGTTAGACCTACTGAATGGAGTAAATCTATACGTTGTTCATCTGTAAGACCGTCCGTATTAGCTGTATTCATCGTCAAAACTTTCTTATAATTGTCCGGAATTGCAGGATTGATTTTGTATGTACCATCAGCATTGACTATAAACATATCTTTTTTTCCCATTTCTTGTGCTGCGTTGTTGTTTCTCTGTATCCAACTGTCAAAGAATTCTTTTGTTATTCCATTCACTTGACTACCGTTTTTTGACGATTTAGAAGAATTAGACGAAGAAGCTGTTGAGTTGTTACCTGCATTTCCGCCTAATGCACCATCCGTCTGTTTGTATGCGTTTACAGTGTTATTTATTTCTGACGTTTTTTCAGCTATCGTATTCTTCGATGCATTGTTTGCAACAGCCATTTCATTCTTGGCACTTGCGTCATTAACACGAATTGTATTATCGGCTTGATTATTGTTAATACGGATTGTATTGTCAGCCTCAATGCCCGGCATTCTTTCTTCGTGGTCGTAACCCATTTGTGCAATATCCTTGCTGTTTTTAAGTTCTGCGTCAAACTGTCTTGCGTCCTCTGTTTGTGTATTCGGAACACCGTAATCACCGTCATCATATTGACCGTATTTACTGTAGTTGTTCCAAATCTTTACCCCTCTTGCAACTCTCGCCGCCTGTGCTGTCTGCGTATCACCTCTTGCGATAGCTTGTTCGATTACCTTTTTATAGTCAATATCTTCTATCGGATTGCCGTTATCATCAAAGAATGGATTTGAGGAATATTGCATACTCTTAGGAATTTGACCTGTAACTTGTGCCGTTGTTGCGTCACGTGATACTTTACCGTTAAGTACAGTTTCGTTTCTTTGTACTTCGTTATTCTTTGCTGTTTCGTCTCTGTTGAACGCATTGTCGATTTGAACACCCATATCGGATAGGATTTTTCGTGCCTGTTCAATTTTTTGTGTTGAATTATAAGCGTTTTGCACCTTTGCATTATACGCGTCTAATACATTCTGTTGCGCCTGCGAGTATAGCGCCGCTTGCTGTCGCATTGCGTTTGCGGCGCTGTAACTGTCAACATTACCGCCGTTTGAGGCTGTACCTAAAGCAAGCTGATTATTTCTTCCCTGTATAGCTGACAGATTATATTTACCAAGTATTGCTTTTGCCTCATCGGTAGAAAAAGGATTAGCTTTAACCAAGTTCATATAGTCGTTATAATCTTGTGTATTTGTTTTCATCAAGTCGTTATAATGGTCGAACAGATTACTTTGCTGTTGACCTACAAGGCTTGATGTGGTTTGACTTTTGCCTGTGTCTTGAACATAGTTTTTAAAAGCATTATCAAGCGTACTGTTATCCCAATAAGATACCCCATTTGAACCTACTGCCGACGGCTTACCTATGTTTTTACCGCCTAAGCTAACCTCACCTGTCGTATCGTTATATTGAAGTGCATTGTCTATATCGCTTTGACTTAAACCGTACTTTGAGCCTAAGCCATAAAAATACGGTCTAATCGCACTTTTACCGCTCTGTGCAAAGTAGTCATTAACATACTTCTTTGACGCGTCATATCCGCTGTTATAAAGCGTGTCAGCAAGCTTTGTGTCGCCATTTTCACGCATTTGTCCGTAATAGTTTTGTGCTTCGTTTGCTATTTGTGCCGTTTTCTTTGTATCGCCCTCTGCATTTGCATTAAGCCAATTACCTTTTAGCCGTAATATTGTATTTACGGCGTCTTGCGTATTATATGCCATTCGTTTTACCTCCTTATGCTATTCTTCTTGCACCGACATAGTCGCTACGTCCTGATAAATTACTGATTTTAACGACGTCACCTGTCTTTGGTGCTTGTATGTACTGTCCGTTACCTATGTAAATTCCGACGTGTCCAGGACTTGACGAACTACCTCCCGAACCTTTAAAGAATACAAGGTCGCCCTCTTGCAAGTTATTCTTGCTTACGGCTTGCCCTACATTTATTTGGTCGTATGTTGTTCGTGGTATATCAATACCGCTTGCTTTCGCCGCGAGTTGTACAAGACCGCTACAATCAACACCGCTTGACGAAGTACCGCCGTATACATACGGTGTTCCCAAATACTGCTTTGCCGCCGCAACAATCTGTCGTCCTTTGGAAGAACCGCCTGACGAAGTGTTTGAATTGTTCGCATAACTCAATCTGTTTAGATAACTTCTTGATGAATTACCTGATGAATTACTTGTATTTGAACCGCTTACACCCTTAGCTGTGTTGTATAGCTGTCCCATAATAGAACTTACCTGTGTCGCCCAACTGCTATCTATTGCTCCGCTGTCTGTGTATGCGTACCCCATTCCTTTCGGATTGTTACCTGTACCTGCTGAATTAATCGACTTTGCACCATACCCATTGTAGTATGTTTTCATAAATTCGGTTGCAAATTGAGTAGCGCCTTGTGACATCTGACCGTATCTATGAGCATTACCCTCAGGATTAACATTTGTAGCACCGTAACCCCAAATATTATTGGTTTTCTTGGCTATGTTTGAAGTACCCCAACCGCTTTCCAAAGCACCGATACCGAGTATTGCCAAAGCGCTCATACCTGTTGTTTTTTGAGCATTGTATATACCCTCTGCGTCACTTGTTGATATGACTGAACTGCGATTAAAGTGCTTTTTAATGATTTCGGCTATTTGTGCTGTTGACAGTTTCGGAAGTTGCGTTGCTACGTCAAGACTTCCAAGCGACGAGCTGTCAAGATTTCCGTTAAAACCAACATTATCATCACCGTTTGAATTAATAGTACCACTGCTAAGAGCGGTACTATTTTCATTTTGAGTAGAACTTGATGAATTTGACATTGTGTTTGTTGGTTGAATACCTGTTGCTTGTGTTATCCATTCTCTAACCTTATCGCTTGTCGCACTGCTGTTCACAATCGGCTTATAATCAGCCATTTTATTTATAACCTGTCCGTCCCTTTTACTGATGAACGGATTAAAGGAATTTATGTTCGGTGCCGTTGTCGTGTTTTGCTTTCCGTACAATGTATCAATTTTGTTTTTTAATTGATTACTCTGTTGTTGTGAATCGAAATTAAAAAGGCTGTTTACCTTATTTCTTATTGTATCTGTCAAACCCATAGTCATTTACTCCTTATCAAATCTTGATTTTCATAAGTCCTGCAACAAATTTAACTGCACGATATACAACAACACATACCCACAATTTTGTATTGTTTAGGTTAAGGTGCGCGTCGTCTGCGCCTGATACAATACCGTTATCCAAACACCACTGTACAGGTTTATGAGCCCATTCTGGCATATTACTGTCAATGCAATCGTAAATCATTTCTGATTTATCTGCCTTTTTCTTGTCCAACTCATTAATTTTGCTAAGTAGTTCCTCATATTGTGTCATATTTAATTCCTCCTTGTTTGTTTTATCCTTTGTCACTTGTCCTGTAATTCCTTTAAAAATCGCCTTCGCAAACTCTGTCGCACCGATTTTCTTGTATTTATTTGCGTCCTCTGTATCTACAAAACACACTTCAACAAGCATAGCTTTCGCGTCACTGTGATGTACCACATACAGGTTAGAGCCGTCTTTAATACCTCTGTTTTTAAAACCCAATTCACTTATCGCTTTGCAAGTATTTGTTGCCTCATCAAACTTTTTGCCGCCGTAAGTCCACACCTCTGTACCTTGCCCACCGCCACTGTTAAAGTGAATTGATACAAACAAGTCAAGTGACTGTGAATTTGCCATATCAACTATCTGTCTTAGATTTGAACTTACTGTCGGTGCATAATCATTTGTGCAGTCGTGTACTGTATGCCCTGCCTTTTTTAGTAAATCTTCAAGTGCATAGCCGACTTTCCGTGCCTCTACGCTCTCATCTATGTAGCCGACTGCTCCACAACCGACTGTACCACTGACGGTATGTCCGCAATTTATTCCTATTCGCATATTTCCTACACCTCTTTCAATTCAATATCTTCCATTACTGCTCGCGCCTCTAAAATTGCCAAATAGTCAGCCATTGCGTTTAGTTGTATGTTATATGTACTGCGTGGACACGTTGGGGAAAATTTTAGTTTTCCCCTGTCCCATTCCTCCAACATTTTCTTTAACCCTTTGAATCTATTGGCTAATTGATAATATTCTGCCTTGAAACGTTCCTTGTAATCTGCACTGTTCATCAGTGCAACAGTATCTTGTAGTGTCATAGTTATTCCCCTTTCTTCCCCTCAAGTTCTGATGTCATTGTATCAAGCCACTTTTCGATACCATTTCGCAATTTGCTCGGTATCGGCAGACCGCATAAGCACATATTTTTCAGTATCGAAATGCTTTCATACATTATGTACAGCAAGCAGAAAAACTCACATATACCCACTTGCGTAATGCCTATATATTTAAGCACTTCTTCCGGCACAAACGGTAGCATATTAAAGCCTATCAGCTTGTCCAAAATAGCCAAACCCACAACCGATACAATCATTGCAAATTTTCGTATTGCACCGTCAATGCCGAAACAGCTATTAAACTTTTTCTCTTTGATTGCCCTTAGTAACCCTAAAACCGTATCTAACATAACTGCAACAAATACAGTTTTTATGAATAGGTTACACGCCAATGTAACCCAAAATATATTGATTGTTTCCCAAATGTTCATTTATTCGCCCTCCAATTCTTAAAGTAAATATGAATATCCATCGTCAGATTTATAAATTAAGCCGTGAAATTCCCCTGTTTTGCCACTCGCACCGTATTCAAATTTCAAGCACAAAAAACTTCCATAAGTATCTGGTGGCGAGGTAATACCTGATACAGTGCGACCACCAGCCACACGAAATTCATTTTCTGCGTAGTCATAACTTATGTAAAAATAAGAATGATTTTGGCTGTCCGTTGCGTATTCTGCGGTACCTGTAATATCACCAACACTTCTATAATTTACTTGTGGTTTTATCTTTATGTCGTAACCATCGTGTCCTTGCGTGACTGTATATTCCAAATCAATTTTCTTGATAGAATTCAGTTTGTTTACCAAATCCTCAATACCTGTGATTTTTGTTTGCAAAGTGCTGTTCAAATTCTCCCAATCTACCGAATTGTTTTCAAGTGTTCCTGTTTCACCTTTTTCGCCTTTATCGCCTTTATCGCCCTTTGCGCCTGTATCACCTTTCAACCCTTGCGGACCTTGTTCTCCTGTGTCGCCCTTAACACCTTGTATGCCTTGTGGTCCTCTTATCGTACCTTTGTATTGCCACTTTACGTCTTCACCGCTACCTGCTGTAGTAGACTGATAGATATAGCCATAATCGGTATTAAGGTACACATCACCCACTTTAACAAGAGGACAATCTGCATATGTATAGTTGATGTTTTCGGACGTACCGCTTAAAGCTGTGCCTGTATACCACAAGCTACCGTTCATATTTACATTTCCTTCGCCTGTGCCGATAAAAAACTCGTTTGTATCACTTGTGTATGCCGGCTCAGCGAACGACAATGTTGGTAGTAACTTTCTCAGTCCACGTCTAAATTGAATTTTATTAGCCATTTTTTAACCCTCCATAATTTCTTTTTTCTCATTCTCTGTGATAAATCTGGCATTTACAAATGTGTTTAAATCCTTTTCTTTGTAAATGCCCTTTTTGTAATACATTTTAATTAGTCGTTTGTTCATTTGTAATTGCTACCTCCATTTCCGCAATTTTTAATAACAGCATTGCGTTGATTTCGTCCTGTGACATTGTTTCGTCACCGTTCATAACGGACTGAACATATTGTTTCATATCCGACATACTGTCAAATGTTTTTGACTGTATCTGTGACAGCTGTTCTGCCGTAGGCTGTTCAAATGTGATGTCTGTATGCTTAATTTTTGCAATTTCTGTGTCCATATCGAAATTGTCGTCAGTTTCGGCGAATTTATCATTGACAATCCTACGTTTTATACGCAATATATCCCTGTCGGTATGTATTCCATACACCGTGCCGTCAATTTCAACACCGTGTTCATAAAATTGTGCTGTTCCGTTTTTCATATAAAATTTGTACATAATATCCTCCTTAACTCCACGATGTTATATTTCCTTCTGCAATACAAGTATCTGCAATTCTACCAAAAGATTTAGCACTTGTTACATTGTTTTTGATTACTGTGTTACCATCGACATCTAAAAGATTAAACTCGTTATTGTCGGCTAATGATGATGAAGTAGAGAAACTATTATTTAAGATTAATGTCCTGCCAGATGCACTTATCAATGAGCAACTTCCTGTCGCCGGTATAGATGCGATAGACATATAATTATCTGATATAATAGAAGAATTACTACAATCAATGAATTGAACATATTCCCCAGTAATTCTTATTGAAGTAAATTGATTCCCAATTAGTCTACCCGAATTTGTCAAGAATGACGTATCTTCATTTTGGTATATTGACGAGAAGGTATTGCCTATAATTTCGCCATCACAGTTAATAGTACAATTTTCAATAGACCTAAAAACATTTCCTATAATATTTCCACCTAACGACATTATACAATTTTCGCAATTTTCAATATAATTATCTTGAAAGAAAATTTTTGACGCCGAAAGCATATACCCCAAACACTGTTTGTTTTGTGTGAAATCTAAAAATTCGTTCCCTATTATTTTTGCATAATTTGCAATGCTAATTTCTCTCGTTATTACATTTCCTGGAGCACCCTCAAATCCATTTATAACATTATTAAAAAATAGTACTTTACCCAATTTAAACGTTGATACACCTAATTGATGAGTGCTAAATATATTGACAAATGAACAGGACACTATTTCCGATTCAGTTTCAGCAAATAATACTATTGGATTAATTGTATCAGATGTCACTGTTTTGATATCTTCTTCGAATTTTACATTTTTCATTGTCGTAGATTGTGGTATGTGAAAAATGTGTTGTTTTTCAGCAGGATTTGTATTTTTAAAAATGAAATCATCACACATTGACCCATCTAAGGTCATACTACCTTTTAATGATATAATAGCCCTACCGCTACTTTCCGGCAATCCATAACCACGTATGGTATTTTCGTTTGTCAAAACACATTTTGTACCTACAGGATAGATAACACTATTGTATGGTGCGGTGCTTATTGCCGCTTGTAACTTTAATTCGTCGTGGTCGCCGTCGCACGCGACAAATATTTGATGTTTTGTTTTTGTCGACGTACCTGCTATAGGGATTGGTGTATTTTTGTTTCCACCTACATATATTTCAGCCTCTGATTTGTCATCACTATATGCAATAGCTATTTCACCTTCCGAAAGTGTTAATCTATTTATATCGCTTTTCAAACCGTGCTTTGCTATAAATCTTGTTGCCATTCTATCAATCCTCCTTTCCTTAATACGTTCCGCAATCAATGACCGATGTTACTTGTGCAGACAGTTCAAGTGGGTTAAAATCACCGCAATCAAAACTGTTTTCGGGTTCACTGTCAAAGTTACCGCCGTCAAGCTCTGTTCCTAACTGTTCCATACCGAATACACCACCGTCGTATGATGTAATACCGATTGCTGTGTACAGATTTTGAAGTTCGTTTGTATACGCATACACTATTTCTTCGACAAAAGCCTTAAAATCAATATAGTCAAAGTATTTATCAAGGTCTTTCACCTTGTCCCATATTGCTACTCTATCTTCTGTGATAGTATCAAGTACATTCTTGTTACTGTGCTTGTGAGCCAGTGTTTGCAGTGTATTCACCACATTTTCAAGCATTTCCCTTGTGTTTATTTCATCATCAAGTTTTGCGTTTGTATCGTCAATCTTGCCGTTTAACACGCTATCCATATCTTCAAGAGATTTTTGTATAATCTCAATTTCAGATTTGGTTATGTACTCTTTATCATTAACAAGTTGCGATACAAGTGTAGGAACGCCTAAAGCAAGCCTTAAACTCTCTTTTGAAATATCTTTTTTGAGTGATATTCCTGCTATTTGAGTTATTTTCAGAACGTATTTATTAAGCAAGTCAGGTGTTTCAGAGCCGAAGTCTGTCTTTTGATAACATACATTACCCTTCATTTAACCACCCCCATTAATTTAAACGCACCCTTACACATAGATTACAAGGCTTTGTGTCCTTGTTTTCAAACTTCAACGCCGATACAGTCTTATTTACAACATAGTTTTCTTTGACTTCCGACCATAGTTCGGTCTTATGCGGTTTTCTTGACATAGTGGCATATAAAGCAACGTCGTCACCGTCACATTGCCAACCTATATCGTTCACACCTCTCTTATTTGCCGATACAACAGGCATTTTAAGATATATTACCTTTCCCGCTCCGACTGTATCTTCATATACATAATCGAAGCCGGTTGTCATTCGTTCGAATTCTTCCATTTCTTCTGCATTTGTTGGTTTGTTATACATTATTATTTATCCCCCTTTTGAACTCAACGTGTGCCATACCGCTTGCATAGTCGATAGTAAAGCTGTGTAGACTGTCCATAGGCAAGTCAACAATTTTGTCAGTAGTACAGTCTTCGTTTTTATAGATAATTTTTATGTCCTTGAGATATTGTTCTTCAACAATCATTCTCTTCATAGTTTGACATATCTCTATATCTATTGAGAATAGCCAAGCCGTTGGTTTTCCGTTTACAAACAACAGCGTTTCGTTTGGGTTTTTACACGCCATTGCGGCGTTGTCGCCTATTCCAAATAACATCATATATTTTTCCTCCTTAACTTGTACTTGACGGTAAGCCTACTACATTACAACTTGAAAAGTCCCAAGTACCCAATGGATAACATTTTTTTTGGTCGTAATTGTAACCAAACAAAGCCTTTCCCCAAGAATACATACGCATAACACCTTTGCCTGCTTCACTTAAATAAATTCCCCAAGCACAATCATTGCTTATTGCTGTTGCTCCTTCGCTTGCGTCTTTTTCAAATATACCTACATCGCCCAAACCGCTTGCTATTTTAAAGTATCGGTTTCTCACCAAGCCTCCGTAAAATTTCGCCGCCTCTATTTCACCGTTTGAATAGAGATTTCCATTGAGTTTAACGTTACCGTTTAAAATAAATCCGTCTGATGTTTGCGTAAATGCGGAATTAATACCGTTTTTTTCGTCATACTCTAACCAATCTTGTAAAATATCATTGAAATAATAATATTTGTTGTTATATTTGTAGAGTTTTTCTTTATCCAACGTTTTATCGCTTGCGGACGGTTTTTCTTTTACTGTAACAGCCTCTGATGTATTCATTTTTTCGAATGCAAGCGATTCAATCTTTTCTGCTGTTTGATTAAATTGTGTTTCCACGCCTTTCTTTAGTTTTGAAACCCTTGTAGATATTCCGTCGGCAGTCATAGTGAACGTTGAAGATAATGTTTCTACTGAATTATCCGTGTATTCTTGACTTGATACTACTGACATTTCAATAGCTTGTGCCGTTTGCGATACGGTTGAATATTGATTTAGACTGTTTTCTAAGTCCTCATACGATACTTTGCTTTCTATCTTTTCAGCCGTTACACTGAATTGAGTATCATAGCCGTTTAATTTCTTTCGCAAAGTAGTTGCGAGGTTGCTTTCGTCTATGTTGTCTAAAGCGTCCTCTAATGTCCTTTTCAGCTTAACGTATTTGTCGTTTAATTCTGATACTGTTTCTCTAAGCTGTTTGTAATTCATATTGTTAATATCATCTTGATGATACAAATAACTCACCTCCTGGAGTAATACCGAGTTCCATTTCATAGAAACGCACATAACCGTGTCCCTCAAAATGTAGCTTGTAGCCATAATTAGCGGTCATTCGTGGTTTTAAGCGTATTGCTTGCATACCTTTCCGACCGTTACTGTCATATAGCAACTGCGATGTTTCAGGATTAAATTCTTCATTGTCGTACAGTGCATACACCTTGAAACGCCCCTCAATATACGCAAGCATTTGAAATTTTGCTATATGTTTGATATTTACTGTCTGATATGTGCTTGATGATGATGATGTCAGTATGGTTGATAAATCTGTTTCACAGCTCCAATCATCCGTATATTTGTTCGTATCCATTTTGTATACAACACCGTCTTTGCATAACATATACATACCGTTTTTGTTATGTGCAAAGCCTAATACTTCACTTTCGATTGCTTGTTGCGACCATTGACCGACCATTGTGTCATACACAAACAGATACATTTCGCCTTGTCTGTCTGTACAATACAAGTAATAGTTTCTTCCGTCACTACCCGATACAGCACTTTTGAACTCATCAATGCCAAGATTGTAGCCAATCTCACGCGGCTGTGAGCCTGTATACACCTTGATTTCATCATCTGACGCAAATATCAGTTTGCCGTTTACCTCTTGTATGCTCCTGTTGTCAATAGACCCCTCCGCATACACGTCAACCAATCTGAACGGATTTTTACTGTTGTATATTTCGTGCATAAAGTCACGTTTAAAGCAAACAACGTGGTTGTCATACACTGTTATACCTGTAAAGTTACCGCCTGCTTTTGTGTTGGTTTGTGAGGCACTGCTCCACGCATTACTATCATTACTTTCGGCTACGGTGTCTAAGTTCCAATTCGTGTAGTCGTTGTAGCCTGAAACGTGTACTCTATCCTCATCAACTCCAAAAAGTCGTGATAAATGTACTACCGCATACTTTAGATTAGGGAACGACGGCGAAACAGTTATTCCGAAACCACTTTTTCCGCCACCTATATCGCTACAAAATTGATAGGTTTGATTATCGTAAGTGTTAAGCCAATAGCAACTCTTATTACTCCCCTCAGGCGGTGCGTAGTTTTCGGTAAATTCATAATACTCTGATACTTTCTTGCCGTTTTCAAGATTTTTAATCAATTCGTATTTGTATTTATCGTCGCTATCCTTATCGGTGTTTTCGGTCCTTTTGTAATATGCTTTTGCCGTAACTTCTTTGTCGCTTATCTTTTCGTAATAATCGGTTATATTCGTACCGTATGCAATATCAGTTACTTCCTCATACTCATACGGTATTATCGTACCGTTATCATCAGCTTTTCTTACGTATAGTTTGGTTTGAACCGTACCTGTACTATCAGAAACCTTTTCATAATAACTTGATATATTATCGCCTGTTTTCAGATTACGAACTTTCACATATGTATAAGGGAACGAAGTGCCTGTTCGCTCGTAAAATGTTACATTTGTATTTGTTCCCAATGGTGCAGGCTCTCTTTGATATAAGCCTTTGCCTTTTAACTTATCGCCTTGCTGTAACCAAGTGGCAACGGTGTATGTATATGGCGAGTATTCACCTTGCCTTTCGTAGTAATACACATCGCCACCGTCATATGTTGTTTCATTCGTATCTTCTATCGGCACATAACCGTCACGGAACACCTTATATTCCGTCTTTTTGTAACCGTCATTATACGTTTGTTTACTTGACTTTCTGTAACCGTCATTGTAATACTCGTCTTTCGTCTGCGTATATCCGTCGTTGTAGTATTTTTTTATTTCGACGTCCAAATTGCTTGTTTTAAAGTAGTTCACGCCGCCTGTCAAAGTAAATCTACCTATCGCCCCATTCCAAACATAGTAAGTTTTTTTGCCACTGCTTTCTTTTTGACAATACATAACATCAATATCGGCATTGCCGTCCTCAACTGCCTGTTTGTCAAATGTAGTAGGGTCTTTGTCTGTATCTACAATCTTCATAAACATAGATACTTTGTCAGGAAACAGTATCAATTTCTTTACATATGTGCCACCAAGTACATCAACGGCATTTTCATATACATTGAATTGCACCATACTACGCTGTATCGCGTCAGTTTCTTCTGTCACGCCTTTTTTTATTAGACCTGTATATACTTTTGTGATTTGTCCTTTACTGTTTTTCTTGCCGCTCAAAACGAGATAATCAAGTTTTAATTCTGTATCGTCACGATAGATAACAACAAGGAAATCATCAAAACTGAATAGCGATATAGGGTGTTTGTATTCAAGTCCCATATCGGACAATATGTCTACTCTGCTTTGCGACGGTGTTAAATAAGGTGCCTCGGCTGTAGAAATGTTGCATTCCATAGACAAAGCACCTGTATCTATAACTTGCCGTCTGTTTAAACCGCTCCAATTCAGCTTGGAAAGGCTATATTGCTTTAGTGCCTGTGGTAATGGTACTTGTCCGAATTGTAATTCGTTTTGTTTCTTTGCCATATAACCCCTCCTTTACTGTCCGAATTGTTGGGCTTTATCAGATAGCCATTGTTTGAAATTTTCAAGTAAAATATTGTAATTGTTGAGCCAATTTGACGCAGGACCGTACTCATTTTCAAGTGAATACGCCTCGCCTCTCAACTTTGACTTTACCAATTCGATAAATTCTATCGGTATCATCACGTTACCGTCTTGTATTTCGTCATTTTCATTTACTTTTATCAATTTAGGCTTGATATGATAGATTAATTTAATAAAATTAGGTGTTTTTTGCATTTTAACAGCTAAATTATCACCTTTTTTATAAAAACAATCGGGAAATACGAAACCGCTCGTTATACTCGTCTTTATTAATTGTGTTGTATCTGCATACACCGCATATATATCTTCAAACCGTATCGGTGCTTCATTATCCGAAACATCAAGGTTCGCAAGCTGTATAACGTCCTCTTGCGGTTCGGTAATTATCAAGTCGTTCTGTTCTTTTATAATCGCACTGTATAACAGCCATTGCAGACTGTTCAGCCACGTTACATACGTCGAATTTGTGATAGGAAGTGCGACGTCCACTTCACTCTGTAATTCTGCTATTAACGCTTTTGCAGATATTCCACTGTCAAACACTTCTCTACCACCTCATTCGTCGTACACGTCTGTTATGTGCGTGATTTTTCCAATAATGCACATAGACATTTCTTGATTTTCGTGTAAATTCTTGTTTGAATATACCTTGTTGGTCGTAACCACAAAGGTATAAGATATTGTCCACGATTGCCGGAGTATAAAGCGGTAATACAACGTTTTCGTCCGATAAATCGTGTACTGGTGTAAAATGCACACCCTCTTTGAATAGTAAGTCGGGATATAATGCTTCAAGTTCTGCAACGGTGTCGTTAAAGAAATTAAAGAACCGTCGCTGTTCCAAAGGCACTTTCAGACTTACCTTTTCATATATTTCTTTAAGTGTTACTTCTGCTTGTTCCAATTTATCACCGCATTTCAGAAAAAAATATTTCAGCAAGTACCTAAAATAACGGCAAAAATAACGGCAAGGCAACATATAATCACCTTGCCGTTAGAATTAAATACAGTTATAAATTCTGATTAGACCGCCCGGATTTGAGCAGATAAGGTCACCATAGTTTGCAAGCAACGCTCTGTAAACTGATGAATTTTCCTTTAGGTTGAAAATACCACCGCCTTGTAGGTCAGCAAACTTCCATTCCTGTGTATGTAATTCAAGCGCTGAAGTATCAACACCCCAAATTTCATCATCCGGTACGAACATTTCGTTGACAACATCAACCTGTCTGTTGCCGAAAGCAAACTGAATTGATTTGAAACCACCCTGTAAGGTGTTCTGTTCAACTCTGATATTGTTTACTCTTAGGTATTCTGTGTAGTGGTCGTATGCTTCGTCACCGCACAACAGCATATCAACCTTTGAGTTCTTGTCCTTTTCGGCACGTCTTAGAGCCTTTGTGATAATGCTGTCCTCAACATTATCATTTGCGTTAATAACAATAGGCTTGATAAACGGATTGTCTGCCTTGCTTACGCCGTAAATTGTTGGAACTTCATCGTCGAAGATAGCACCAAGACCTGTGATTTCACGGTTAAATGAGTTCTGCACCGTCATAAAGCCGTCAACAAGTGCTGTTGTAGGTGCTTTGTCAAGGATAATCTCATAGTTACCGTTGCTGTTCTTTGTACGGTTAATTGCCATAATTCGTAGCTGTTTAGCAACCACGTCGTTTGGTGTTGTAGCCGAGGTCGGATAAAAGTCTACAATCAAACCTTCCTTGACGTACTTAATGTCAGTCACTTCAACTTTTGTTGTCGGAGTTGTCTGTTTAACAACCTTTGTTAATGCACCTGTACCGTTACCGAATAGTGAACGTCCGACGTTCCATTTTGCTGTTTCATACGCCGCCTTAACTTCTGTGTCAAGTGCGTTTGCCATAGAGCCATTCTTGCCTGTAAGTTGTACAGCTTTGATTGATAGTTCAACGTTTGTATACATATCTTTTGCGTATGTTCTGAAACGTTTGAACATAACGTTACCTGCTTCAGGTGTCGCAAGTCCTTCTTCACCGTAGCCAAAGCCACCTGATAGACCGATTGGAGCTGACGCAACAATCTCATTTGCTACCAATGACTTTTTCTTGATTTTTGATAGTAGTGGTGTAGGCTCGATACCGAGTAGGTTATTCCATACCGGTAAGTAGTTAGATTTTAGAGCCTCTTCAATAGTTTTTAAGTTTTGTTCTCTTCCCATTTAAAAATTCTCCCTCTTTTGTAATGTGGGTACGTTATTTCTCTCTGAACATATTTTTTGTTCTTTTGGAGGCGTCGTCCCAAGTTGTTGGTTTTTCTTTTATTGTTAATGCCGCGTTTACAGCGCCGTTTGACGCTGACATTGCAGGCACTTGCTGACTTTGTTTAATGTCGTCCAATCTCTTTTTTTCAATCATTTGTTGAAATTCGGGATTGCTGTCGTAGTATTTCATTAATTCTTCTGCTGTTGGGTCTGACGGTGGCGGTGTATTCGCGGAATTTACGCCGTTTGCAATCATATACGCCGTCAAATACTTTTCGTCCATAGGTATATCGTCGTTGTCTAACCACTTGTTATGTTCAATGATGTAGTCCAGCTGTGGCAACATATCGTTAATACCTTTCAGTTCATCAACACCGTTGAACGCCTCAAGCATTTCCCTTTTTTCTTTCTCACGCATACCGTCCTTTGCGTATTGCAAGGCAGGTTCAACGTCTTTTAGCACTTGCTGTGTGACGTATTTTTGCATTGCGTTTGCATAGTCCTGTTGCATTTGCTGAACAGTTGCATCGTCCTCGAAAGCTAAACGGTTTACATCCAACATTGGCATTTGCATTGCGTCCTCTATAATTGCTTGCTCACGTTGCTGTGATTGCTGTGTTATAGTCTGTTGCAATTCGTTATTTGTCTGTCTTAGCTGTTCGTTTTCTGACATTATGCGTTGATAATCTTGTTCACGTTGTGCCGCCGCTTGTGCCGCCGCCTGTGCTACATTCGCCGCCTCATCAACCGCATTATTATCCTGTGTCGGTTGTTCTTGTGCTTGTGGTTCTTGCTCTTGTCCCTCTTGTTGTGGTTCTTGTGCTTGTCCCTCTTGTTGTGGTTCTTGTGGGGTATCTTGGGGGGTGCTTTCTTCGCCCAATACCTCTTGACCGTCAAACATATCTTCGGTCGCTCGTCTTGCGTCGTAGAAATTATCCATTATGTATAGTCCTCCTATCTTTGTCCTTGTTGCGCCAACATAGCCATTACATTCTGCTGTTGGTCTTGTGTCTGTGCCTGTTTATGTAGTCTGATATGGTCCTCTAATGCTTTTGCATACTCAGGCTTTTTCAGTTTTAACAGCTGAAAATCCAACTGCAAGATATACCGCAGGTGTTCGTCTATGTGTATATCGTGGTCGTCAAACTCTGATACCCTCGGTACTGCACCTTGCTCAAAAAATACATTTTCACGTTGTGCCGCCTGTATTTGCAGTGCATTGATGTTCATTATTTCGGTGTAATTGCCTATTTTCATAAACTCCAGCGCCCTCTGCTTTACACGCTCCGGTATCTGACCGTTTGCGTCGGTAAACAGTCCCATTTTGTATGCGTCAAAGAAACGCTCCTTTTGCACTTCTTCCGACATCAACAGTTCGTTTTCAGTGACGTATTCAACGTCATAGCTGTTAATATCGTCGCTATTCCAAATAATCGCATTACCAATACGGTTTTTACCTGTACAGTTCAGTACACGTCGTGTATTTGCGTATTTTTTGTAGATTTCAAGCCACATTACCGCCAAATTTTTGATACTATTTCGGATATGGTCGCCTGTCAGCGATAGACGTGTATTGTCTATGTCAACAAGGTTCTGTATAGCTGTACCTGACGTTACGCCTGCAGGCGTTGCACCGTTCATCATCAGCTGTGATACACCTGCTACATATTCCATATCGCTTTTCAGATTGTATCGTTCTGTCATAATCTCTGACGGCAAATTGCCATTCGGAATAGGTGTCGGCGGTTTTGTTCCCTGTCTGTATACCAACATTGCACCCGGTGCCGCACCGTTTTGTTCAAATTCTTCGATGTCGATACTGCCTTCCTCGGTGTAGAAACCCTGTATTGCAATGCGTTTGATGTATTCGTGTATTCGGTTCAGACAGCCGTTATACGCCCTCTGACGCGGTATCAAATCTTCAATTATTGATTTTCCAAAAAACTGTCCTGCCGATTCGCGACACATCATTTGTGTTAATGGTATGCGTGAATATGGTAACGGACCGTAGTATATTAGGTGTTCATCGCCGACAATAATAATCATTCTGCCGTCCGGTCTATGTTTTGTCGGACGTTCAAAATACGTAATCACTTTTGCGGCGTTATCTACCGAACGTGTACCTAATGTTGTGACGGTATTCTCGTAACCGAAACCGCCTCCGGCAACAACGGGTGTCAATTCAAACGTTTCAACCGTTGCACCCTCAACTTTGATACCGTATAGGTCGTATATTTCCTCTTTGGTCTTTACCTGCTCCAAAATGATTGAACGCTGTGCCTCTACGCCTTCTTTGAAAATGCTTTCGGGGAACACCTCATACGGTGTTATCAGTCCGTACTCCAAATCACCTTGATAAAACGCTTGTTCAAACTTTTGTTCATTGCCTTCATCATCAACCGTAACGACTTTTTCGGTGGCGTATTTCTCGCCCTTGTCCTTATCCCACCACGATAGCCAAAAACAGTTACCGCACAATTCATTCCACTGTATTGCGGTATTTTTCTTGGTGTCAAAATCGCTTGAAGTCTGCAAATACTGCAATATCGTTGTAGATGTTTCAGCTTTCGCGTAGTCCTCCAACTCATTTGTACGTGGATTGACTTTCATTCTGTAGTTAATCTTTTTCAGATTGGCTATTCTCGTATCTATTAACGGTGCAATCTGATTAAACGTTTCGCGTTCCAACCAATCGTATACAGGCTCCAACTGTTCGATTTCGCGACTGTACGGATTAAAATCACAATACTGATTACCGACTAAAAAATTAGCGTTTAAATGCCATTGTGTCTCCAATGCTGAACGTGCTGAACGGCGTTTCTCTAATTCTTCGTGAATATTTGCGATAATATCTTCCTTGTACAGCTGATTTCCATCGTCGTCGGTGTCAATTACTCTGTCAACTTCTTCATCGTCTGCACTTTCACTGTTAGGTGGTGAAAACATACTCTTAACGCTCGCCTTTATGCCCTGCAATACAGGTGAATATCTTAAATTCATTATTCATCACCCACCTTTGTGTCGTTCTTGCGCCACCTATTCAAAACGGTTTTATGCCTGCTGATAGGCTGTTTTGGCTCATCGGCTTTGATGTTGTTGTATTCGGTCATATTTCTACACATCAACCTGTTATACAGGTCTTTGCGTTCGATATGTTGTACTATCGTCATTCCTACTATGGTTAATGTTTGAATAGCTGTAACGCATAGCAGAAACCCTGTTACATTCATAGCCACTCCCCCTTAACTAACTTGCAAAATACTCTCAATCAATGTTTCTTTGTCGGCGTTTGCATTGATACCCATTTCTTTGGCGATTTTCTTTAAATCGTTGTATTTAACATTGTCCAAATACTCCTTTGTGTACGGAATAGGGTATTCTTCTGCGTTGTTATCCTCTGTTTCAACTGTTTCTTCCGCGTTTTTAACTGTTTTCTCTATTCCGCCGTGGAAAAATAGCGGTGGCGGTGGTACTGATACCGTCTTTTTTTCTACTGACGGGTCGTATTCCGCAACAGCTTTAATTGCTTTTTTCAAACATTCTTCACAGATAATGACACTGTTACCGAATTCGTTTGTATTTGTCAGTGAATATGTATCGGTATTTTTGCACCCTCTGACTTCGCATTTTTTCTTTATCTTCTTGATTTTCATTAGAAATAGCTCCTCCTTTTTTCTAATCTGCCTTTTAATGCTTTCTCTCTGTACTTTTGTACCGCTGTCTTTTCCTCTTTCGGTGGTTTTGACGGTGATGTGAATTGCAACACGAAATATCGCAATGCGTCAGGTAAATGTGTTATATCGTGCGGTTCTGTCGCACAATCCGTTGGATGTTTGGTATCACGTTGCAACGATGTTAAACAGTCGATTAATTCAATGCAGTTATCGAATATCATCAATCGGCTACTGCCGTTTTTGACCTGTAATAAATCTTTGACCGCCAACCAACCTGCCTCACGGTTATTTGAACTTTTCAACAGTGGCAAACCGCCCTCACGGAACAAATCCGCCTTTGTCTTACCGCTTTCTTGTGTTCGTCCCCACATATCAGGTGGGGCGGCGGTGTATTCTATTCGTTCGTCAGTCGGCGTCAGATTGACTATTTCCCCTGCACCGACTGAAATAACCTTATTGCTTTCAGCGTACTCGCGGTAAACATAGTAGTTACCGTGTTCGTCAATAGCCACCCATACACACGCCAAACAATCCAAACCGTAATCCATACCACGATATTTACGCCAATGTTTAGGAATTTGAAACGGTTTAACAATGTGTATTGACCTATCAAATTCGTTGAAATACCGTCCCTCAAGCAAGTCCCAACTGCCGTCACGCCACGCCTCTCGCAGTCCGTCGGGCAGGTTATTTAACATATCAACATAGCCTGTATCTGTTTCCAATAACACCGCATTATCAAACACCGTCGCTGGAATGAACAGATAGTCGTTAGGATTTTCAGAATTACGGTATTTTTTTGACACAAACAGACGTTTAACCCATTCGTGACCGACACCACCGGGATTACAGGTCAAATACATTCGTTTTGGAAACGGATTAGCACCACGAATACACGCAGTCAGTGTTGAATACTGATATTCAGTAAATTGCGTTGCTTCGTCCATAAAAATGACATCGTATTCGATACCCTGATATTGATTGACGTCGCTTTCGTTGTCGCAATATCCCATTTCCAACAGTGAACCGTTATTGAAATAGAAACATTTTTCCTGTTTGCTGTATCTCGCAATGCCTTTCAGCAACGGTTCCAGTTCACGAACGTGGTTACGCTCCAAATCCCTGTATGTCCGTCGCAGAAATAACATTTTTATACCTGCATATCTGATAGCCAATAGTACCGCTTTCATTCTGACCGCCCACGACTTTCCGCCGCCTCTTGCTCCGCCGTACATAATCATTCTGTTATGTGCTGTGAAAAACTGTTCCTGTTTCGGATTTGTGCGTGATAGGTCTAATTTCAGACTATTCTGCATATTTCATCACGTCCTGTGGCATTTTAATTTCAATCGTCGTATTTTCAGTCGATTGTCCCTGTGCTAATGCACGTTTGTCATACAACGTATTGACCGCCGTACTGATTTCAGACAACTTGTGCAGTTCCAATGACCGTATCTTCGCTCGCAATTCCTGTTTTTGCGTTGCCGTCATTTCATCAGCTGGAACATCGTTCATCAGTTCTTCCAATTCACGCTGATGTTTTAATGCTAATTCCATACGCCTGTTAATCAGTTCCGCACCGTTTTCAATAGCTCTGCTCGCCGTTTCGATGAAACCCTCGCGGACCTCTCGCCGTTTTTCTGCATATTCGTCCATATCAGGCGGATGTCGTCGCCACCACGATTTTAATGTGTTTACGGGAATACCCATTTTGCGTGATACTAATTCCCAATTTCCCAATACCGTGTATTCCGCAAATGCCTGCTCACGGTCGGCGTCTGTATATGTTCTCTGTTTTGCGATGGCTGACACCCCCTTTTTCACGAATTTAATATTTCCGTCCCCACCGACAATCAGTGAAATATTAACCCACCGTCCTCACGACGGTTCTACCTACTATATGTAGTAAATCAAATCTATCCCCCACACTATTTTCCAATTTTAATATTTTTGCATTTTGTATATATTGCATAAATAACCATAGGAATATATGTATATTTTTCATAATCTTATTTAACTTTAGCATAAAAGTATTGACTTTGACATAAAGGTTTGCTATAATATGGTTAGAAAATAACAAAAGAGGTCAGCCGAAAGGCAAGAAAGGAAGATTAATTATGAAAAAGAGATTAATTTACGGAGAAACAAACGCATACG